GTCACAGACACAACCAGTATTTTTCAACAATAGCGATATCCCTTGCTATCACTGGGTTTATGCCTAGTCTCCGTGCTGAGACTGTCGGTGGTGTTAGTGCGACAGCAAGTCCCATCGCGAATAGCAGTGGGTCAGTGACCAACCAAGCTATACAAGTTTTACAAGGACCGTATATAACAAACACATATGGTGGTGGCATACAGTGTCAGGGTAGTACTCTCAACATAACTCCCTATGCTACTGGATCAATTTCTGGACAGAAACCATACGAAGACTATTGGAATGATCCAGTGTACGACATACATGATGCCAATGATGACGGACAGATAGACAACCCAGGAAATATACTTTACTACATGCCTACTCGTACAGGTCAGAAGGATCAACTTGCCCTGTCTCTTGGTGTGTCTGCAACATGGTCAGTACCACTAGACCAAAAGGCACAAGAGCAATGTAAGAAAGCAGTAGACACACAGATAGCATTACAAACACAAACCATCGCCAACAAGCGATTAGATTTTGAGATTGCGAGATTAAAAAACTGCGGTGAACTTTACAAGGCGGGAATTCGATTCCATAAAAAGTCTCCATATCATAAGGTGTGTGCTGATGTCATTGTGGATGGTGTACATGTAGTGAAACCACATGTTCATTCTATTCCTTCGTCTTCTTCTCAAAACTCTGATAAGCAGGAGGTAAACCTTTCTTCTGTCTCAACAGATTCGTCGCTATCTCTTGCCTCGTCAACTTCCGACTCTTCTTCTTCAAGACCTTGGTTTGGAAAGTGGTCACTCCCTTCTTTATTGCAGGACGAAAAACCCTCATCAGGAGGTCTGCAAGAGGTTTCGCTAGGAGTGCCGATCCCGTAGCGACTGTTGCTATGACTGCTGTGGTACTCACTGTTTGAACGTCTGGTAGTAGTGCTTCTATCGCTGGTATATCCTCATACAATGTCACACAGACCTCCTTATTAGTTGCAGGGTCAGTCTGCAATTCAAAACCTGATACTTTCTCTTCCTTGTTCTGTGCCACGTCTCCTATCCTAGGTGCATTTGGTCCAGGGCAGGGAAGTTCTTCTTCTGTGGGTGGTATATCTGGTGGTTCTACTTCTGGTGTATCTGGTGGAGGTGGTACATCTACCACAGGTGCCTCCACATCTCTCTGTATTATTAAATTCTCTGGTGTATAGTCCATCGCATCAAAGGATGGCATACCAGCATCACAATATACCTTTGCTCCGTCCTCATCATCCTTGACTAACTTATTATTTGGGTTCTGTGGTTTACTTTCTGGGTGTGCTTCTACACATCCAGGCATTAGAATCAAAGGTACACCAACTGGTACTGTTACTGGGTTATAAAATGGCAATGCCCCTGGGGTCACGCTGTATCTCTGCGTGATCGGGGGCACTGTTATGTCAAATACATTGACATCTCTTATATTAATCGGTTGTATCAGGGTCACATGCTTCACTCCATTCCATTGCTAGTTGACCACCTATGTCACCACCTTTGTCAGCAGCACCTATCGCTACAAGACCTCCTAGAACTGGACCTACAAACGGTACACTGATTACCTGTGCACCAGCAGCAGCACCAACACTAGCACCTACTACCTTACCTGTTTGTTCACCACCACCTTCTGCCTTGATGCATGCTACGTTGAGTGGACCCGCTTCTTTCATACCTAGTATGCCTAAATGGGTCTTACCATCCATTGTATACTCATCTACAACAGTCTTTTCTGTCGTTTTTGTTAAACCTTTGACCTTGGTTGCTGTGCTCTTGACCATAGTTTTAGGGTCATTCGCTTGATACTGCAACTTATACCCTTGCTTACTTGCAGACACAATATAGGAGGTATATGGTCCTACTGGTGGTGTAAGTACAGGTATCTGGTCTTTAACTCCCACTCGTGAAACGAGCAGTCCTATCATACCGATATGTGAGAGACCTATTACGCCACCCACAGTCGCTATTAGTATATTCTTACCTTTCATGGTCTTAGAATGGTAGTGCTGGTCCTGTTAGATCAGGCATGATGTCTTTGCTCATGCTTGGAAGTGAATCGGTTACTGAACCGAGTGCTGCTTCTGTGATTTTGGACTTAACATCTTCAATGATAGCATCCTTACGGATGAATACATATCCACCGAGTCCTACGACTCCAAGTGCCACTACACCACTAGCGATAGCGATCGCATTAATAATCTTTTGCATGATTTTACTTTGTATCTGGGACAATTTTGACAGGACCTTGTTCTATCCTGATGGTTTGAGCAGGAGCAGTCTCTGATGCCTTAGCAATAAGAAACTCCATATCTTTTTTAGATATGTTTGCACTTCCATCTGCACCATTCTTCTTCTTACCTCCTGCGGAGACACCGAAGGTCGCTACGACTCCTGTGAAGACCGAAGCTATGAAAGTTGGATCCATGTCCTGTTTAGGAATTTTCAATGCAGGAGGTAAATCAACATACGCTAATGTTAATATCCCACCCGACCAAATCAAAATTCCAAGTCGCACGAAAGTTGAGAGGATAGCAAGTTGCTCCTCCTTATCCTCTGCTGCTTCTTTAATCTTTCCGATAATACCTTTTGGTTTATCTTCTTTCTTTGATTCTGCCATAGTTGCATACTGTATGCACCTTTATTTAGACAATTTATCATTTCCAATAAACATATGATCAATACCTTTCTTAGAGAATAATTCTTTTGCTTCCCACTTCTTAGATGCTATTGGTTTACCACCCATATTGAGTGATGTATTGAGTAAAACAGAGTCACCTGTCAGTTCTTTGTACTTACGAAGCAACTTAGCGAAACAATCATCACCCTCTACTGTTTGTATGCGACTGCTGCCATCTACATGTGTCACTGACAACAATTCTTCGTCGTGGACGTATGCACATGTGTTCATATATGGACTCTTACCCTTAAATCCGAAGTATTTTTGTGTGTCTTCCAGTAGTACCGCAGCACCGAAGGGTCGGAAGTGTTCTCGATGTTTGACCTTGCTGTTCAAATCGTTCTTAGCGTTCGGTAATCTGGGGTTTACAAGGATAGAACGGTGTCCTAGTGCTCTTGGACCTATCTCACCATGACCTTGATACCAACCAACAATCTGACCCTGTGCAAGTGCCTCTGCTGCCTCTGTAATGGTCTTATCAGTGGGTTCTTCGGGTGCTTCATCGTCTTGCCAGAAGGGGAACCCAGTAGTATCGAAGGGTTCTTCATGGAACTTCTGTCTTAAAAATTCTACTGCTCCTAGTGACAGTCCACAATCGTTAGCATGGGGTGGAATTTGTACATTTATACCTGATTCATGCAGTTTTCCATTGAATACAGAGTTTTGTGCTACACCACCAGTATATGTTATAGGTCCATCACCAGTGCGACTCATGTACTCTACCAGTTTGTCACCAGTTATCTCATGTACAGTGCGTAACCAGTTAATATCGAACTCTTCATCCCATTTTCTGATCCATGAGTCATAGTTCCAGATTTGTTTGATCTGTTCAATACTATACTGATCCATCAGGTTGTAGTAGGTGGGTTCATTCATGCCATATGACTGCAATCCCATCACTTTTCCTGCTAAATCTAGTCCCCACTCGTCTGCTGTGAACCCACATGTTCTACCTACATATGCCATCTCGACACCGATAGAACCAGACTTCTTAACACTGTGTGAAGTCTTTAATTTACCGTTCAAATACAGTGAATGTGACCTTTCGTTGTTACCAAACCCATCAAACACATAGTTTACCTTGGGTATGTCACCAAGCATCCATGTGCTGAGTACATGTGCCCAGTGGTGGTCGACTGCAAACGTTCTACATGGCAGTCCTAAGTCTAAATCTCTATAATTTTCGTTCTCTGCAAAGACTATACTGTCGGTGATCAGTGCAATGGCATCTATCTCAGAGAGATGCACACCCCAACTGTCCAACACATCTGACCACTGCCAGATGTTATCATATCCATGATGTTTAATGCCGAAAAGACGCTCAGTTGCACAATACTTTACTGTTTTACCATCAGTATATGTAATGTTGGAATCATGATCATCAATTCTTAATCCTAAGAATTTCAATGTCTATCG